TGTTTACTTTAACGAAACTTTAATGGTCTTTTGTTCAGTAACAGCTTTTGGCAAAACCATGACAGCTCAGTTACCAGTTATGAACATGAACAAAGCTATTCCTAATCCTGATGCGTTTCAGGTCAATACCGCTATGCAAAGATGCTTGGCTAAGGCCATAGCTTTGCATGGTCTAGGTCTGTATATCTACGCTGGTGAAGATATTCCTGATGAGGAAGAAGTAGATTTAACCAAAGAAACTAATTTTTGGTTAGAACAAATTAATTTATGTAAAAACATTGGAGAACTAAAAGATGCGTATAGCAAAGCCTATGCAGTTGTTTCCAAAGACAAGTCAGCAATCGCAAAGATTTCCTCTGCCAAAGATGCCAAAAAAGCAGAATTGGGAGCTTAAACCGATTTTTGATGCGATCTTAGCAAGAGAAAAGGAGGCTAGGAAAAAATGACACTTTTAATCACATTCCTAGCTCTTACTGGTCTTATTTGTTGGATCTTTATTTTAATGGCGATTGTTTATATTTATTTGGAGAAGTGATGACTACATTTACGACTGAAGATCGTATTGCAGCGATACAGCAAGGAACTGAGGAATGGCATCAGCTCCGCTTAGGCAAAGTTACCGCCTCTAGAGTTGCTGACATATTGGCAAAGACAAAATCAGGAGCTTCAGCTAGTCGAGGAAACTATCTGATTGAGCTTGCCTTGCAACGAGTTACAAAGACCATAGAAGAATCTTATAGCAATTCCGCTATGGAATGGGGAGTTGCTACAGAGCCTCAAGCTAGAGTTGCTTATGAGGTTTCGACAGGTAACTTTGTAGATCAGATAGCTTTTGTTAATCATCCTACGATTGAAGGCTTTGGATGTTCTCCTGATGGTCTTGTAGGAGAAGGATTGATTGAGATCAAGTGTCCTAATTCCGCTACTCATTGGAGCTATATAAAGGCTAATGAACCGCCTCAGAAATACATCATTCAGATGCAAGCTCAGATGTCAGTTACAAAAGCTAAATGGTGTGATTTTGTGAGCTTTGATCCTCGTATGCCTGAAAGAAGCCAACTGCTCATTATTCGAGTCAATCGAGATGAGGAATTTATTGCAGAGATGGAAAACGATATTAAGCAATTTTTGAGTGAAGTAGAAGCAGAAGTGAATCTTATGGAGAAACGAAATGGGAATTAAATACTTTGTGAAAGCAGCAGTATCGGAATTTAAAGGTGATGATGGCACTATGAAAAAGCGCTATCAGTCTATTGGAGTTGTAATGGAAACCAAACATGGATTAATGCTCAAGTTGGAATCAATCCCAATCTTTGCTATGAAAGAAGGATCTATTCTTGCTTATCTAAATGTTCCTGAAGATAAAGAAAAGCCAAGCAGTTCTTTTAACAAAATTGAGGATGATGTTCCATTCTAAGGAGGAGTGATGAAAAAAATATTGTTAGTGTTAATTTGTGGGATTTTGGTTGCCTGTTCTAGCAATCCAACAGTCTATAGCCAAGCGCCTTCCCAACAGTTAATATTAGATAAACAAGTTGTTGCTTTAACTAGAAATGAAGTTATCAATGGTGTTACAGAATGTGAAGGAGCTGGTCTAAGAGCTGTAGTAATAACAACCAAGCGTTCTATTAACGGATTTACAACTGATATTCCTGTTGAAGTAACTTGTATGCCTAAACATAGATACTATTAAGGAGAATTTATGGAGCATATTTGGACTACGAGTGGAACAGATATTACGATTAGATGGAGGTTAAATGGTTGGACTCCTCCATCTGAGCTTCAGGAATACAAAGACAAATGGTCTTATTGGCAAAACCTTCCGTTGCGTAAGTTGGATGATGAAGCCAAAAAACAATACGAGCAAGTTTTAAGAAAAGCCAAAGTAGCGAGGATCAAATGAACTATGAAGATGTTCCATTTGCAGGAAAGATTCCGATACCTGAAAACGACTGTGAAAAGGCTTTTTTTGACACCTTTCCAACTTGCTTTAATCCAAATGATGCAGCAATGCAAATATGGACTTTAGCTTGGCAAACTAGCCGAATTAAGACTTTAGAAGAAGTAAGGCAAATAATCCGTAATAGCTAATTATTTTTTCATGGGATGAGCCTTATCCATAGGCTTTTTCTCATGCTTCTTTAGTTCTTTGCCAAATTCATAGACAGCGTTACGCAATTTAATCATCTGCGCTTCTTCACGCTTTTCATGTTTTTTGGTTTCTTTAATCATTTTTAAGCTCCTAAAATATCCATAGCTTTATGGATCTTGTTGATTCTATCCTCTAAACCAATAATCCCACCATTTATTCTTTTAGTGATGGTAGTCCAATCCTCAGAATCTGCTAAGGCATTTAGACCCCTTTTGTTCCAAAACCATCCAGCAGACAAGGTAGCGTTCTCAGGCTCTAAAACAAGCTCAGGATGCTCCGCAAATGGTCTGTCTAAGGCTAACCCACATACTGTATAGTTTGACCTTCCTGTGAGCTGTATTAGACCCCTTCCATGAAAGCGCCAACCATCCCCATCTTCGGTATTGCCTAGATCAGCTCTGCCACCATAGACTTTATTGGCTATTTTTTCAGGATTTCGCTCAAACTGGGTAGCTATTTCTAGGCTTGAGAATCTGCTTGGCCATGTTGCCATAAGACCTTTAGCCGAATAATTAAGGTTTTCTTCTAAGGTTTTAAAATTAGCTGATTCATGCCCACATTGACCTATAAAAGCAGCTTGTCTTGTAGGAGTATTGATTTCGTATTTTTCAAAGGTTTTTAACAAAGGCTCAAGCCATTTGCCTTCAATGCCTAAAGATAAAAGTTGAGCTTCAATCATTTCCGCAACATTCCTTTAATTTCTTCTGTCTTGTCTTTAGAGCCTTGGCTAGAACCAAAATAAAACGATAGGACTTGACCAGCAGCAGAAGTAATAAAACCTAGGGCAAAAATAATGATTTGTTGCTGATCCTGTGGAGTATTAACAAACATCAAAACTCCAATAAGGGTAAACGCTAATCCGACAACTCCCAAAGCTAAAACAGGAACAACGACTTTATCGAGCTTGGTAGCGTATTCACTAGTCGCTACTTGAGCATAGGCTTGTCTTGCAGAATCTCGATCTTGGACTTCTAACTTGGCATATTCAAGGTCTAGTTCTTTGAGCTTTAAAGCCATTTCAGGATCACCAGTAAGCGCCTTAGTTACTCCTTCAACAGTTGCATCATCAATGCCTAGCTTAGAAGCTATCCAACCTACCGCAGCTCCTCCTGCTGGCCCTGCAACTGCTGTAGCTAAAACAGGAGCAACTCCTTTAAGTATTCCAAGTAATGTATCCATTATTTAATTCCCCAAACCAAATAGTAAGCGATATATCCTGCGACTACAAAGCACCAAAATTGAGCAATTTGAGCTTTGCGTAAATCTTTATCAAATTCTTTTTGAAACTGCTTTTCTTGCTTTTCCAACTTAACTTTTAAAGCATCAACTTCTGCCCATCTTTGACCATACTTTTTTAAAAAATCAGCTCTAAGTTTTGCTTCTTCTCGTCTTACTTGTTCTTCATGTTCCCATTGAATTAATACTCTTTTAAGAAATAATTCTTTACGGACTTCGTTTTCTCTTAGTTCTCTGCGCCTATCTAGATTGCGTTGTTGAGCTACATCACTAGCTTCTTTTTGAGTATCTGCAATGCTTTTAGAAAGCTCTTTGCTTACATCTCGACTAGCATTTAAGGAGCTACTGAGAGATTTTGCTCCTTCCAAAAATCCAAATTGGTCTGACATACATTTTCATTTTCCTGAAAAGTAACTTCCTACAAAGCCAATTACTCCGCTAATGACCGATAAAATTCCCAATCCCATCCACAAAGCACCTCTTGATTGATTTACAAGTTTGACTAATTGTTCTATAGAACTTTCTAGCTTGTCTATTTTTTTAGACATTTCTTCTAGTTTTTTTTCATTGTTCTCTACAGTATTCCAAAGAACACCATATTTCACAGGATCTAGCTCAAATGACATATCCACTCTTAGCCTTTCATAATATAAGCAAGAGCATAGTAAGGAGGCAGATTAGCGTTAGTTCCACTTACACCAGCAGTAGTGTTAGTTGTTGCTACAGTAATTCCAGTATATGCCGTTAAAGTAGATGGTTGGTTTGTTCCGCTACTATCTAAACCAGCAACACTTCCTCCTCCACCAGCTACAGCAGCAAAATAAACATTATGTAAATGCCCTGGATCGCTTACTACAGATGTTGCAGTATGAGTATGACTTACAACAATAGCATCAGCAGTTCCACCAACAGCATTTACAGCATAGCTGTTACCAGCTCCAACAATAAAACGATCTCTTAAATCAGGAGTTCCATTTGATCCATTACATAAAAACCAACCAGCAGGAATAGAACCAGTAGATCCTGACCAAATAATAATTCCACCAGTAGGAATAGCTGGAGCAGAAGTTGGGGCATTTTGCAAAATTGGATAAATATTATCTAAAGTTTGAATCAATACCGCATCAGCATTTTGAAGAACAAACTTATATGAGTAACCAGTAAGTAACCAAATTTGCTGAGGAGTTCTACCTGAAGCATCCAAAACAATAGGATTAGCATTGGCTATAGTTCCACCATTGTCTGTGTAAGTTACTAATGGTGTAGAAGATCCTGCTTGATAGGTGTAGATTAGACCACCAGCTAAAGGAACTCCATTGTCATTAAAGAATTGCTGACCTACTCCGTATGGGGATAAAAGAACTGATGCCATAATTATTCCTTACCTATGTCTTTAAGATTAGTTTTGCCTTTTTGAGCATTTTTTGCCATTTCTTGTTGCAACTTTTGAGCTTGTTTTTTCTCAGATTTGCCGATTGTGAACAGAGCTGCTTTTTCTCCTACCTTTTCACCTATGGTTGCTCCAAGCGGAACTCCAGTAAATGCTCCAGCTTCTCTGCCAATCATAGGAAGTTTTTCAGCAAACTTGCTAACTCTTTGTGCTTGTAACGCAGCACCTTCATAGGCATGAACACCAGGCATAATGTGTCCAGCGTAATTTAAGGTATGAAAAGCTCTTTGCTCATCAGGAGAAAAAGCGTGTTCAATTTTTTTGGATCTAATTGGATTATTGAGAAGATTATTTACAGAGTTTTGATTCCATACTCCTGCTTTACCGCCACCAGCTTGAAATATTTCTCTAGCTAAAGCGCCTCGCATTTCAGCTTTGGCAGCTTCGGCATATTGCACCAACTCAGGAGTAATTTCTAAATCAAATCCAGTTCCTCTGACTCTGCCTTTAGAGATTTCATCATAAGTGTCGTAAATATGCTTCCATTGATCTACAGGCATTGCATTGAGCTTTTTAGGAATAGCCTCAAAGTTTGTTGCAGTTTGCACACCATTTGGATCTACATCACCAAAAAGGGTTTTAATGCCTTTAGATTCAAATATTTTCTTTTCAGCTTTATGAAGATTGTCAGCTTTTTTGTATAAATCTTGACCACCAGCTTTGGCTATATCTTGGTCAATAGCATCATTAATCTTACGAATGACAGAAGCGTTATCTCTAGTCCATTCGCCATTTAAAGATTCTCTGACTGCTTTCCATGCAGCAATACTGTTAGGAGGCAATATATTTCCTGCTCGATCTTCAAATCCAACAGTTCTAGCTAATTCAATAAGTTGTTCTGCGCTCTTAGCAACACCTTCATTGCCTCTTAAACCTAAACCAGCTCTAAATTGTTTGTTTTGCAATAAGTTATTTACTGCATTAGTTTGTATAGGGTTATCACCTACCTTATTACGAGCTTCATCATAAAGTGCTTGTTTTTGTTGTTTTAAGAATCCTGTTAAACCATCATCTCCAGCAATAGCATCATTCATAAGCTGACCACGCTCATAATCAGATGGAAGGTTTCTACTAGCTCCTGATGCCTCAATACGCTTTTCCGCAAAACGAGTCAAAGCATTTTGCTCCTCAGCAATTTGTTTTTTTAATAATTCGCTTCTAGGGGTTGGATTAGCTGATCTAGCTTCTGTGTATTCTTGTCTTAAAGTGTTTTCGTTACCTGTAATGACACCACTACGAACTTGACCTGTATCACCTAATACTTCATTAGCAATTTGTGATCTAATTTGTTGCTCTGTAGCAGGAACATCTTGTTTTATCTTAGATAGCTTAACTACAGGATATTGACCCCTAGCCGATTCTTCACCAGTAATCTTTCCTGCATAGGGATTAATTTCAGTCTTAGCAGCTCCAACTCCTGTCAATGTAGGCGCAACTGGCGCAACAGCAGGAGCTTGTGTAGTTTTTGGAAAACGATTATCAAACTGTTCTTGTAGTTTTAATGCAGTAGTTTTTGGACTAGGTAATTTAGCGCCAACACCCACTCCTAATGTTCCAAGCATATTTTCCACATCTTGCTTTGGTATGCCTGTTTTTTGGGAAATAGCATCAG